TCTGGTTCCTCTGGGGCTTCTTCATGGGCATTGGCTGGACGCTCGGCGCGTGGCTAATCACCCGTCTTCTCCTTTCGAGATTCTGATGAGTGAGTACAATGCCTCAGACACCAAAGCCATCCGAGTTGCGAAGCGCCAAGCAAGGCTGGCTGAGGCGGAGCGTCGCGAGGTTATACTACATCTCATGTCCTCCCCCGGAGGGCGCAACTACATCTACGACTTCCTCACCCGCTGCCATGTCTTCGCCACGAGCTTCGCGGAGAACTCGCTTACGATGGCATTCGCTGAAGGCGAGCGGAATGTCGGCCTTCAAGTCCTTGGCGATATCATGGCCTTCGCCCCCGATCAATACATCCAAATGATGAGAGAAGCAAATGACAGACACATCGCAGCCGACCGTGGACACGGCGGGAATCGAGAGGACAGCAGAGGGGCAGATAGCGGATGGGCAGACGACGCCCGAGGTGACGACGGAGACTCCGCCTCCGACGAAGCCGGAGGGGAAGACGCTCCTTACTGAAGGCGAGAAGCCACCTGCGGAACCGAAGCCGCCTGCGGCTGGCGCGCCGGAGAAGTACGAAGACTACAAAGTCCCCGACGGCTACACCCTCGACCCAGAAATCAAAACCGAAGCTGACGCGCTTTTTAAAGGCCTTGGCCTCTCGCAAGAAGCCGCGCAGTCGCTAGTCGACTTCTATACGTCGAAGACTACCGAGGCCTTCCAGGCGCCATTCAAAGCCTACACCGATATGACCGATGGCTGGCGGAAGGATGCCGAAGGCCACCCTGACCTGCGTGGCAAACTCGGCCCGGGTCAGGAGGTAAACGTTCGTATAGCCAAGGCTTTGGATGGCCTCGGCGATCCGAAACTGGTCTCAGACTTCAAGGAGCTTATGGATCTAACCGGAGCGGGCAACAACCAAGCCTTCATCCGTGTCATCAATAAGCTAGCCGAGAAGGCGACTGAGGGCACGCATGTTGCAGGAGGGGGACCTAGTAGGGCCGGTCAATCCGAGCCTGGTAGGCCCGCCCCAAGCGCCGCAGCTGCCATATGGCCAAAACTCCCATCAAGCAGATAGAGGACTGACAAATGGCAACCCTAGGCGCAGCTGCACTTACCTACGCTGATTGGGCGAAGCGGCTCGATGACGGCTACAAGATCGCGCGGATCATCGAACTGCTTTCGCAGACGAATGAAATCCTCGAAGACATGATGGTCGTCGAGGGCAACCTCCCAACGGGCCACAAGACCACGGTCCGTACCGGCCTGCCACAGGCCACCTGGCGCCTGTTGAACCAAGGCGTCCCGAACGCAAAGTCCACCACCGCTCAGATCGTCGATACCTGCGGAAATCTCGAAACGTATTCCGTGATCGACAAGGACATCGCGGATCTGAACGGCAACACCGCTGAGTTCCGGCTCTCCGAAGTCAAAGCGTTCTTGGAGGGCATGAGCCAGCAGGTGGCGGCAACGTTGATCTACGGCAACCAGTTCGTCAACCCCGAGCGGTTCACTGGGCTGGCCCCACGCTACTCCACCTCAAACACTGCGAACTCCCAGACCGCTGCTAACGTCCTCTCTGGTGGCGGCGCAGCCTCCTCAAACACCTCCATCTGGATCAAGGTTTGGGGCGACGACACCTCCTTCGCAACGTTCCCGAAGGGAAAGATCACCGGCCTCCAACACCGTGATATGGGTGAGTGGCCTGTGACCGACTCGGGCGGAAACACCTACCAAGCCTACCGCGACCACTTCAAGTGGGAAATCGGCTACGTTCTCCGTGACTGGCGTTATGTTGTTCGGATCGCGAACATTGACGTGACTCAGCTAACCGGCGTGTCTGCGGCAAACCTGATCAACCTTATCGTCCGCGGACTCTATCGCCTCCCGACCCAGCCTGTCTCGGCTGGTACGATCCAATCCTCGGACACCCCTGAAGTCCGCGCGAACATGGGTCGCACAACCCTCTACTGCAACCGCATCATCCGCACCTACCTCGACCTCCAGGCAATGAACAAAACCAACGTTCTGCTTCGGATCGAGGAATTCGATGGAAAGCCGATCACGACGTTCCGCGGGATTCCGATCAGAACCTGCGACGCTATCCTGAACAACGAAGCCACGATCTAAAGGAGCCACACAATGATCCTTGACGCACTACTTCAATTCTCCGGCACCCAGAACCTCGCGCAGGTCGCGGGAAGCTACGTCTCGACGAACATCATCGACCTCCACATCCTTGCTCCTCCTGGCACTCCTGTTCTCGCGAACAACCAGGGCGCGCGGGACTTGGGGATCGGTGACGATCCAGCGCTGAAGCTGCTCGTCCAAGTCATCACCACCTTCACCTCCGGTGGTGGCGCAACCTTGGCGGTAGCCCTTCAGGGCGCGACTGACAACGGCTCAGGCTCACCAAACGCCTTCTCAACCTGGTGGACCTCGCCGACCTACGCCCTTGGCACCCTCGTCGCTGGTGCTAGGCTGCTCGATATGGACATGCCCCGACCTCCAGCGGGCATTGCGATCCCGCGCTTCCTCCAGCTTAACTACACCATCGGCAGCGCCACGACAACTGCCGGAACGGTCTCTGCCTTCATCGTGATCGACCGTCATGACCAGCCTTACTTCACCACCAACAACGCCGTCCTTAGCGGGTATCCGCCGGGCGTTGTGATCGCGAACTGAGGGCCGAGCAATGAGAAGAAAATCCCTCATCCTTGGAGGAGCCTTCGGGCTCCTCTCCCTCCTAGCCGCAGGCGTCTGGGCCCAGCTCAACGTCACCGCTGGCCTGTTTGGCACAGAGGCGATTGTCGTTGCGCAGGGTGGCCCTGGAGGGCCATCGATCTTCACCACTGCTGGAAGGCTGTCGAACGGGCGCAGCTACGCCTACTTCACCACCTTCCCCAACGCCTCCTTCACCATCGGCGCCAACCCTGTCGCTCAGACCACGGTCAACTCCTCAGGAGTGGTCACTGGCGGTGTCCTTGCCTTTAACGTCACGAACGGCTCCGCCATCACTATCACCCTCCCTCCGTCAACCTCGCTGATTGACGGCGAGATCATCGCGATCTGCAACCTGACCGCAGCAGCGTGGGCAACCAACGCTGTGACTGTCTCTGCTAACACCAGCCAAACCATCGTTGGTACCGCTGCCACTCAAACCCTCACAACCCTGGCAGCGTCGACCTGCAATAAGTGGCTCTGGAACTCCGCTGCTGCGACTTGGTTCGTGGCTGGCGCGTCGGCTATGTAGGAGGAACTCCATGCGCAAATATATTCTCCCTGTCCTTCTGATCCTGGCCTGCTTCGCTGGCGGAGCCCTGAGTCAGAACATCTCTCGAACGCTACAGCTCTCTCAAGACCCGACTGGAAGCTTTGGGGTCGACACTACGAGCAATGTGTACTTCCCTGGCCACGTCTTGAGCGTAGCCAGGGCTGGCCCTGCGCCGGTCATCTCCGCTTGCGGAACCAACTCCAACGTCGGCACCGACTTCTCTGGTCGTGTAACGATCACCGCAGGCACTCCAACCTCTTGCACCCTGACCTTCGGCACTGCGTTCGTAACCGCCCCCAACTGCATCGTCGCTGCACAGGGCGCAATCCCTGCTACGACCTTCTCTTGGGCCACCACCACCACCACGCTAGTCCTAACCACCGCTGCGGTTAACACGGTTTGGGACTACGTCTGCGTGAGCACAAGCTGATGCGCCGGGTCAAGGACTGGCTTCTCCAGGCAGCCTGCCTGACCTTCTTCGGGCTGGTTGTCTGGGCTTGGTTCTGGGCGGTTCAGCCAAACGGCGAGGCCGAAGCGCAGCCGACTGCGTTAGGCCCTGCCAACGCAATCCTCTGCAACCAAGCAGCAGGGCTTGCAGCAGGGCCTACCACAATCACCCAAGTCCTTGCTGCCATCACTGGCCAGAGGGTCAACATCTGCGGGTGGAGCGTCACTAACTCCGGCGCTGCCGGGACCTTCTCTCTTTCGTACGGAACCGGCTCCAACTGTGGCACTGGCACCGTTGCGCTGATCCCTGCCCTTAGCGTTGGCACGACTGCGGTCACTGACCATTCTGGTTCTGCGGTCCTCTCCACGCCACTCTCTCAGGCCCTGTGCATAACCCCGAGCGTCGCAACTATCTCTGCCGTCATTTGGGTTTCCCAATCACCGTAGGAGCACCTATGCCAATCTCAGACGCTGTTGCTAATCTTGAGGCGGAGTTGGAGAAGATCAAAGAGCATCTTCCCCTGCTCGACAACGCCAATGACCACGTCGAGACCTCCAAGGCAATCCTTAAGGGTCTTGAAGGAGACAGAGATAAAGCTCTGGCCGACATCCGCGCGCTCAAGGCCGAGCACGAGCGAGTCCTTGCCGCAGGCCAGCAGAAGATGGCTCAGCAGGACGCTGAGCTTCTAAACCAAACCAAAGTCCACCACGACCAGATCTCTGCGTTGCAGGATACCCACAACGAGCTGGACAGCAAGGTAAAGTCCTTGCAGCGCCAGCATGATCAGGTCTTGGCGAGTATGGAATCACTTAAGAAGAAGTTCGGGTAATGGCCAACCCTAGCCTCTCTTCGCTGGTACCACAGTTCTGGGGGAACAATGCGGCGATCTACACCTGGACTGCGCTACCAGCGAGTTTGGCAGGACCTTCAGTCTCTGGCCCTGGATGGACCGATCGGTCGGTGCAGGTTACCGGAACCTTTGGAGTTGGTGCGACTGTAACCCTCCAGGGTTCGAACGATGGAACGAACTGGTTCACTCTCCACGACCCCTTTGCTAACCTCCTCTCCTTCACAGCCGCGGGGTTTGCCGAGGTAACCGAGATTGCCTTATTCATGCGCCCAAATGTCGCCGGTGGCGATGGAACGACTTCGATCAACGTTGTGCTTGTGTGCTGCAACCATCAGAATAACTAGGAGGCATGAATGTCCCTGTCCTATCTTCAACTTACCCAGCTTGCTCAACAGCAGGTGTTTCAAGCGCGAGTTAACTTCTCCATGAACCAAGCAGCGGAGCAGATCTATAATGAATCCCCAACAGCCCCGAATCATGGGGTTCGTGCTGCTTACGCTATCAAGGTAGCAGCTGGTAATTTCAATCTAGCAGCGAACTCCTTGGCTGTTATGACGAATCCGACCATCGTTTCTAAGGCCTTGAATGATGGGTCCTCCACCAATGGCATCTTGGACACTGACATAGATACAGCAGTCGCCTCGATCTGGAACATGCTAGCGGG